TACGCAGCCGCACTTCAAACGGAAGGGCGTTATCTGGGAACTCATCACTGTGAGCCAGAGCAATCACGATGCTCCGGGATAGCACTAGATAAGGATCCGGCGTCTCTGCCCACTGGCGGTTCCTAAAAATAACCGCCACATACATCGATCGCGTGATGCCAGCTTCAGTTTTCGTCGTTGTGTGCGCGCATCGGAAGGTTTCGAAGTCTTGGCCAGGGCCATTGATGGCGCGAATCAATTTCTTGAGTTCTGGCTCACCTTTGAGTTCTGGTATCTCGTTGATCCGTTCAGGCTCCTTCGACAACCAGATCATTGGGTGGTGGCCTGTCTCGATATCTGTCGCATACGGCAGGTTCCGATGCCCTGTGGTGTACGTGATTTGAACACTTGCTGTTTTTTCGTTTTCCATGAGTTGCGTGCGTCCTTTCTGTGTGGAAGCCGAACGATAGCACGGAGCCATATGCCTGCCATTGAGCGGGCTTTTTTATTCCCTCACTCCCTAACCGGGAGGATATCGAGATGAACATGCCAGACAAACCAGACACATGGGCGTTCGCGTTCGCATGGTTTAGCCAGCACTTCCCTTTGATCGGCGCCGCCTTGCTGTCTGCCGCGATGGCGGTGTTGCGGATCACTTACGGTGGCGGCACTCGACGCCAGATGCTGGTCGAGGGTGCCATCTGCGGTGGTTTGACCCTGACCATCATTAGCGGACTGGAGTTCTTCGGCCTGCCTCAGACCATGTCCACCTTTGTCGGCGGCTGGGTTGGCTTCCTGGGTGTGGAGAAGATCCGCGCCATTGCTGACCGGGTTACCGACTTCAAGCTTCCTGGCCGCAAGGTCGAATAATCCGCGCCACGTTTTCGAATGCGCCAAATCGTGGCGCGCAACAAGGACCACACCATGAGCACAGTCAGCGCCGAGTACTACCAGATCAAAGGCATGGTCAGTGATATGCCAGCTGAAGAGCAGGCTGAGGTCGTCCGCGTAGAATCCCTGGTGGTGGAGCTGGCCAATACCTCTCAGTCAGCAGCGCTTGGTGTGATGCTGGCCTCGATCAAGCTTTCGCTGGAGGCGTGATGGCTTGCAGTGGATGCGCCGCCCGGCGCGAATGGCTCAACAAGATGAAGAGGCTGGCATATGAGCGAGCAAGTGAGCTGCTTACTGGTCGAGTTGCTGACCGAGCAGAAGAAGTAGACCTCCCTGCTCGAACAGATAGCGAGCCAGCAGATTCTGATGATCGAAGTGCTGGCGGACGAGCAGGGTGAGCAAGACCCGGACGCCATGCCGTTGACCTACATGGATGGGAGCAAGGTGACCTGATGGCTCGCCTCCAGACCCTGGGTAATAGGGTCGCCACCCAAGGCAACAGACTGGCAACCGCGGCACCTGGTTCGTGGAGGACTGGCAAGACCACCTCTAGCCAGCGCGGGTACAACTACGAATGGCAGAAGGCCCGACTGGTGCACCTCAACGAGAACCCGCTCTGTGTGTACTGCCAGCGCGAGGACAAGGTGACGGCAGCGAACACCGTCGACCATGTCATCCCTCACCGCGGTGACATGACGCTGTTCTGGGACCGGACCAACTGGATGAGTCTATGTGGCACCTGCCACTCCTCGAAGAAGCAGCGTGAGGAGGCGCAGGGAGCCTGAAGCCATGTGTGGCACGTCACATCCCCGATGCGGCACGCCAATTCCCCGCGTCGAGACCAGGGGGCGGTCAAATTATGGAGACCGACTTTTCTCCAGACCACTCCCCCTCTCACGCGCAGATTTTCTCCCCCTTTTGAAAAAGGAATTCAGCAAATGGCAGGCGTTAAAGGCAAGAGCGGGGGCGCTCGCCCCAACTCTGGCGGCGCTCGGCCGGGTGCTGGCCGGAAAAAGAAGGTCGAGCCGGAATCAGCAAAAACATCCGCAGTGTCCGTGGAGCTCGAGGCACAACCACACGGCGGCGCATTGAAGCGCGAAAAGGCTGTACCGGTCCAGGCTCCAGAGATGGACATGCTGTCTCTTCTCACCAAGATCGCCCTGGGCCAGCTTGATGTAAGCCCGATCCAGGTGAGGGCTGCCATCGCGGCAGTTCAATACACCCACGTCAAAAAAGCTGATGGCGGCAAGAAAGACGAGCAGCAGAAGGCGGCCGAGCAGGCAGCTGGAAAGTTCTCCCGTCAGGCCCCTCCCAAACTAGTCGCAGCGAACGGTAAGCAGGTTTAACTATGGAATGGTCGACAGCATGCCCCGACTGGGAGCGGCGGTTGATCGCCCGCGAATCGATTATTCCGCCTCCGATCTTTGTGGAGGAGGCCGAGCGAGCACTGCAAATCTTCAAAGAGCTCCGCGTCCCGGATCTACCAGGTAAGCCACGGATGGCTGATTGCTGTGATGATTGGGTGTTCAACTTCGTTCGCTGCATCTTCGGGGCCTACGATGCTGAAACCGGAAAGCAACTGATACGCGAGTTCGGTCTGCTGATCAGTAAGAAGAACACTAAGAGCACCATTGCCGCCGGCATCATGCTCACCGCGCTGATTCTCTGCTGGCGCGAGGAAGAGGAGCATTTGATCCTGGCTCCTACCCGAGAGGTAGCAGACAACGCATTCAAGCCTGCGGCGGCTATGGTTCGGGCGGATGCTGAGCTATCAGCGATGTTTCACATCCAGGATCACATCAGGACCATTACGGACCGCACCACACGCAACTCCTTGAAGGTCGTTGCAGCTGATACAGACACCGTGTCAGGCAAGAAGTCGGGCAAGGTCTTGGTAGATGAGCTTTGGGTCTTTGGTAAACGATCCAGCGCCGAGTCCATGTTTATGGAAGCGCTGGGCGGCCAGATCTCTCGTGACGAGGGATGGGTCATCTTTCTGACAACCCAAAGTGATGACCCTCCCGCGGGCGTGTTCAAGGAGAAGCTGAGCTACTGGCGAAACGTGCGGGACGGCAAGATCCTCGACCGTAAGACCCTGGGCATTTTGTACGAATTTCCCATTCAGATGATTGAAGACAAGGCCTACCTGAGGTCGGAAAACTTCTACATCACCAACCCCAATATAGGCCGCTCGGTTAGCGCTGAGTGGCTGGGTGACGAGCTCAAGAAGAAACAGGGCGCCTCTGATGGCACCCTTCAACAGTTTCTGGCAAAGCACCTCAACATCGAGATAGGTCTCAACCTGCGCTCGGATCGTTGGGCTGGCGCAGAGTTCTGGGAGGTCCAGGCAGTACCGGAGGGCCTGACTTTCGAGCAGCTGATTGACCGGTCTGAGGTTGTCGATGTTGGGATTGACGGCGGCGGCCTCGATGACTTGCTTGGTTTCGCTGTTGCTGGCCGCGACAAGCTCACCCGCCAGTGGCTGCTGTGGACGCATGCCTGGGCCCACCCTTCAGTGCTGGAGCGCCGGAAAAGCGAGGCGCCGCGCTTTCGCGACTTCTCCGTAGAAGGTGATTTGACTCTGGTTGAGACCATCGGCGAGGACGTGCAGGAGGTCGCCGAGTTGGTTGCCAGAGTCGAAGCTGCTGGCTTACTCGACAAGGTCGGGGTCGACCCGTCAGGCATCGGTGCCATTCTCGACGCGCTGGCCGAGGCTGGCATTCCGGAAGACAAGATCATCGGCATCAGCCAGGGCTGGAAGCTAAACGGCGCAATCAAGACCACTGAGCGAAAGCTGGCCGAGGGCGGCCTGGTCCATGGCGGCCAACCAATGATGGCTTGGTGTTGCGGTAACGCCCGGGTGGTGCCTGCGGGCAACGCGATCCTTATCACTAAGCAGGCGTCGGGCCTGGCGAAGATCGACCCATTGATGGCGGCGTTCAATGCCATCTCGCTGCTCTCGCTTAACCCCCAGGCCCAGAGCGGCCTCGACAATTACCTGGCTGATGGGTTCTTCGGACTTATCGGCTCGAACTCATAGGCTGAATATGGCATCTCGTTGGTACAACCCGCTGTCATGGCGCATGTTCGGCTACACCGATCCGGCGACTGGCAACTATGTTGAGGTCGACATGGTCGCCGGCGGGAAGCGGACGAAGTCTGGCGTGAAGATCACTGCGAAGGCGGCGATCACGATTCCTATTGTATGGGCTTGCGTGAAGATCCTGAGCGAGTCCGCCGCAGGGCTGCCACTCAAGATTTTTGAGGACACGCCGTCCGGTCGCGTGCTGGCTGACACCAAGTCGCGGCAGGCCAGGGTGCTGAGAAAGCCCAACCCGTACATGACAAAGCTCAACTTCTTAAAGTGCGCAGTGGTGAACATGGCGCTACGGGGCAATGCGTACAGCATCATTGAGCGCGCCGATAACGGTGATTGGATCGGCTTCATTCCGGTAAGCGCTGACAACGTCGAGATCGATACGTCTGATGACTTGATCTACTGGGTCACTATCGGCGGGAATCGTTCCCCGGTATCGCCAGAGAACATGCTGCATTTCAAGCTTTTCAGCATGGATGGAATCAACGGACTGTCGCCTGTTGAGTACCAGGCCGAAAAGATGGGGCTCGCCAAGACCGCGCAAAACTGGTCAGCGATGTTCATGCGCAAAGGCGGCTTTACCGGTGGCTACGTCATCTATGACCAGTTCCTGACCAAGGTCCAGCAAGCGCAGATCATGGAGAAGTTTCCTGATGTGCGTAAAGGCGACATCAACGATATCGGTTCAATGGGGATTTTGCAGGGCGGCCCGAAGATCGTGCCGGCCGGGCTGAGCCAAAAGGACAGCCAGTTCATTGAGTCACAGCAATTTCAGGAGGAGGCGATTGCCGGCTGTTACGGCGTGCCTCTGTACTTGGCCAACCGCGCCGGCAAGACATCAATCATGGGGTCGAACCTGGAGCAACAAACCAGCGGTTACGTGACATTCGGCCTAAAGCCTTACCTCGACGCGATCGAGGACGAAATCAACGACAAGCTCTTCCGCGATAAACCCCAGTTTGTGGAGTTCATTGTCGAGGGGTTGCTGCGCGCAGATAGCGCGGGCCGAGCGGCCTATTACAAGGCAGCGCTTGGCGGTTCTGGTGGTTCTGGTTGGTTAAGCATCAACGCCGTCCGCGAGAAAGAAAACGAGCCCCGCCTGGCTGGCGAAGAATACGACCGGGTCACCCGGTGGGAGATGCAGACCAATGCGAAGCAAGATTGAAGTCCCTTTTGAAGTTAAGGCCAGTGATGAACTTGGCAACTTCGAAGGCTACGCGGCAGTGTTCAACAACGTCGATCTGGGTGATGACGTGATTCTCCCGGGTGCGTTCACCAAGGTGAAGACCACGCGCGCTGGGCGCCTGAAGCTGGCGCTGTTCCATGACCTTACACGTCTTGTCGGTTCAGCAGACTTCACCCAGGACAGTCACGGCCTTTACATCAAGGGCAAGGTTAACCTGGCGGTGAGCTATGCCCGTGATGCCTACGAGCTGATGAAAGAGGGCACGCTCGACAGTATGTCGATCGGCTTCAACACCATCCTCGCCGCATACGAGGAGCGTGAGGGCCGCAGCATCCGAATCATCAAACAGGCGGAACTCTGGGAGGCGTCATTGGTGCCCTTCGGCATGAACCCAGAGGCACAGGTTACCGACGTGAAGTCGGATATCAGGATTTTTGAGAAGGCCCTGCGCGATCGCATGGGGCTCTCCCAAAAGGAGGCGGCAGCAGTCGCCTCGCTCGGCTACTCCGCAGTGCACCGCGATGGTGGTACTGAGGCCACGGCGATCGTGGAAGGGCTGAAATCACTCTCCACCACTTTTGACAATTTTTTTAAGGTGTCGCCATGACCGATCCAATCCAAGAAGTAAAAGCCACGCTTGAAACCCAGCTGAAGGAAGGTTTCACTGGCTTGCAAAAAAAATACGACGCTGTTGCCGATGAGATGCAAAAAGGCAACACCGTCACTACCGAGATGAAATCGCAGATCGAAAAGCAGAAGGGCGAAATCGAGCGTGTGATCGAGCAGGTTCAGAAGCTGGAAGAGAAGGGCATTAAACTGCGCAGCCAGCCGGGCGAGGCCAAGAGCTTTATCGATCTGGTGAAAAATGACGACGCCTACAAGTCTTTGCAGGCGAAGAGCGTTTCCCTGGCCGATATCGAAGTGACCAAGTCCGACATGGCCAGCATGAAGGAAATGAAGGTCACCAGCGCCGGCATCGTTGCTCCTAACTACGATCCGGTTATCCAGCCCGGCATCCGCCAGGAACTGCGCATCCGCGATCTGTTGACCACGGTGCCGGTGTCTGGCCAGAACTACACCTATTTCAAAGAAAACCTGCACACCCGCGGTGCGGCGCCGGTTGCCGAAGGCGGTTTGAAGCCCACCAGCAACGTGACTTTCACAACCCAAACCGATCGAGTCAAGAAGATCGCCGTCTGGATGCCAGTGACCGACGAGGCACTGGACGACGTTCCTCAACTGATGGCCTACCTGCAGGAACTGCTGCGTTACGACCTCAAGCTCGAGGAAGAGCGCCAGATCCTGAAGGGTGATGGCACCGGTGAGAACTTGAATGGCCTGATGACCCAGGCCACCGTGTACGACGCGACGTTGACCAAGGCTGGCGATACCGCCATCGATCTGGTGCGCCGCGCGATCTACCAGGTTCGCAAGCAGTCGATGCTTTCCGCCGACGGCATTGTGATGACCGAGCTCGACTGGATGAACATCGAGCTTCAGAAGGACGGCGAGAACCGCTACCTGTTCGCGAACCTGCAAGGATTGGTTACACCCGTCCTCTGGGGTCGCCCGGTTGTAACCTCGGACAGTGTCGATGAGGGTGATGTCGATACCGGCGGTGAGTTCCTGGTGGCGAACTTCGCGCGCTCTTCCGTGCTGTTCGACCGCATGTCGTTCCTGTTCAAGATGGGCCTGATCAACGATCAATTCATCAAGAACGAACTTGCCCTGCTGGTTGAAGAGCGCCTCGGTCTTGGTGTACGCCGCCGTGAAGGCCTGGTCAAAGGTCGCTTCGCTGCCGCGGCGTAATCCCCTCAGCTTGCAATGGCCGGCCCTGTGCCGGCCTTTTCGTTTCAGGAGGCAACATGAAAATCAAAGCAGTTTGGGGGTTCGTCGGTAACGCGACCCTGCTGGGTGCCGAATCGACCACAGTGAAAGCTGGGCAGGTGTTTGGCGAAGTCGACGACGAATATGCCCATACCCTGATTGGCAAGGGGCTGGCGGAAGAAGTTGACGATGACGGACAGACTAAGTCGACAGCGCCCAAGCAATCGAAGTCGGCGGCCCCGAAAGAGAACAAGTAAATGATCGACCTGGCGCGCGTGAAGCTGCACCTCAGGGTGGACGACGATGAGGAAGACTCTCTCATCGGTGGATACATTGAGGCCGCCAAGTCCCATGTGGCTATGCATTGCGATCGGGAATTGGTCGAAGCAGCGCCAGTCGGGCCTGATCAGATGGGAATTACCCCAGACGTAGAACAGGCCATTCTGCTGCTGGTTGGCCATTGGTTCGCAAACCGCGAAGGCGTGGCGATGGGCACCATATCAACCACCGTACCGCTGGCTGTTGAGCGGTTGCTCATGTACAGGAAGCGTTACTGATGAGAGCCGGCCCAATGCGTCACCGCTGCATGCGCCGTGGCTACATCGACGGCAAGGATGCCCTCGGCCAGCCCTCGAAGGTTTGGGGTGACCTGGGCAAGCTCTGGGCGGAGATCAACATTCCCTCCGGTCGCATGTACGAGGCTGCGTCACAGATGCAGGTCACGGTCACTGCCGAGATCAACATCCGCTACCGCAAGGACGTGGTGGCGGGCCAGCACCTGGTGCACGACGGCACCACTTACGAAATCATCGCGCCGCTGGCCACCAACCAGCGCGACACGCTGAAACTCATGTGCAAAACGGTGAAGCCAAAATGAGCAACGGATCGCTGACAGTTCTGGGGCTTGGTGAGCTGCAGGCCGATTTCGAACGCCTGGCCACGTCCGTGGGCAACAAGATTGCCAGGGATGCAGTTATGGCTGGTGCCAGGGTGGCCAGGGACAAGGCCCGAAGTACTGCACCAGTTCGCACGGGAAAATTGAAGAAAAACATTATTGC